AGGTCATTACCCACATGATTAAAAGTTTTCATAATCAATCTGGTATATTCATTGTCGCCAGAGGTTGACTCTTTTTGACATCTTTCAGTTTATCTTTCATCCAGCCAGGAGTCTTTTTTAGGTGACCTGGCGAAGAAATGTTGTCGTATGCAAATCCAGGCACACTAACTTTCATTTTTATTTTACCCTTACCACATTGACCACAAATTTTATCAACAGGTATATGTCTATCAGCTATGAGATGTTTTTCTTCAAACTCATTATCACAACTGTCACATTCATAATCATAAAACGGCATGACTTATCCCTTCAGTAAACCAATCTGGTTGATTAACAAATTTCCATTTTGCAAAATAACTTTTCTCTTGTATGTAGTAATTACGATATGCAGTTACCACATCATTATTTTTACAATAATCGGGCATACATTGAGGTGGATCTACCCAACCATTATCCTCAATATTTTTTGGTGCAGTCTCTAAAAGTTTACCAAGTTTTTCCCATGACTTATGAACTTTAAATTCAATACCATTACTGTATCGTATACTATATTCTGCACTTAACATTCTGAACAAACGAAACAACCAATCATAATGTTGACTAGATGATCTGGTCCAGATAGTGCTTGGATGATTCTTGTGTGCAATCTTGTACAAATCTGGATGGGCATCATCACCATCAAGAACTCTATGTGCAGAAGACAATAGTTGGGCATATTCCAATATCATCTTCACACAATGTTTATCACAATGCATTTCTGCAGCTGTGTCTGGTCTTCTATCTAAAAAAAAAATATTCACTTTGATCCTACATTCTTTAATACTTTCACACGATTAAGATAAGTTTCAGGTTCATCTTTATAAACACGATGATCTGCAACAGTTGCCTTTACCAAGATACAATCCTTCTCGTTAAAGGACACATCACCACTATACCGATAGAACATGGCTTTTAAACCATCTCTGTTCACAAGTTTATGAACTGAATATGGTGCACCGTCATGTCCTATTTTGTCAAATCTTTGATCAAGTCTTAAAAAGAATTCTTTACGAACTCCAACATCATCAAGATAACTCACTTAGACCTCTTCATCATCAATTCAAATTTTATGGCAGCTATCTTAGTTGCCTTACACTCCATGAGGATTGTTTCACACATCATGACTTCACCATGAAAGTCAATACACTCTGATCTCTCATCAAGACATGATTTGGGAGCAGAGATGTCATCTGGTTTGATACAATCAATACATTCACCAGAAGTAATATCTATACGACAACCATCTGGGCGAACACATATATCACCCGCACCGAAAAGACTTGTTGCAACCAGACCCGAAACCATTAGTGAAAGAAGGAATCTCATATCATTGCCTCTATGGCTTCTTCAACGAGTCTTGACTCTTCCTTTCCGAATCGGTATCCATCTTCATACTCTCTTCGCAGACTTTCTCTCAGTCTTGCAATTTCTTCTCGCAGTTCTGCATTTTCAGCCCTCAGTTCTGCACATTCATTGATCAACTCTTCTCTTGTCGCACTCATATCAATTCTCATTAGGGTTACTCAATCATCATTACAAGAATATAATAACACTCCACTGTCACATTGTCAAGTTAAAATGTGTAGATTTTGTAAAAAATATGAGTATCAATGGCAACTGTCTTCTTTTTCGGATCTGCCCATCTTGGGTCAGGCATGTAGTTTGCATGATAATGAGTTGCCCCATCTGTTACATCTATCAGACTTGGCGTTTTCATAACATACTTCGCAAGATTTACAGACTCCTGCCACATCTTTCCTTGGAAGGGTTGATCATGTTTTCCATCACAATACCAGCTGAACTGGCATCTATCTCTCATCGGAAAACCATTTGCATGATGTTTACCCTGTTTGACAACTTTACAGATTGTATCTGGATAATTTGACGATCTCACTCTGTTCATTGTTACTTGTGCCACAGCCAGTTTACCTGCAGTGGACTCAATTGCAGCTTCAAAATAGATATTTTTTGCCATACAATCAAGTTCACTTGGATCTAGTAACATTTTTACTGGTTCGGGTTCAACCTCAACAATAGCTGGTTGGTATATGGTTGGCACCCAACTGTGATCTATGCCTCCTGTGTTTGCAGATGTCGCAAATAACATGACAAAGAGGCCAAGAAAAATAAAAATTCTCTTCATATTCCTCTTACGATTAAGTTGATATTATGGAAGCTATTTTCGGCGGGAACTTCTGGCTTGTTTATTTTCTAAAGGATCTTGAAGAAAATCCTTATAGTTAAAATCGGAGTTGAATGTCACGCCTCCCAATGTGGTGGAAAAGCGCTGATTGGTAGATGACCAATCCATAGTTAAGGAAACTCCAAACTCACGAGCAAGGACAACACTAATTTGTTTCGGCTCCATGCCAGTCATATCTATTTGCCGTAATTCTGCTTCCTCCTTGGAAGATACACCTTCTGCAGTTATCTTCTCAAGACTTACGATTCTATCCTCTATGGTTCTAATTGATCTCACGTTATTAAATTTGGAAATGTTTCTTTTACAAGGTTATATGTTAATCCTCTGCATTTGATCTTTTTATCTTTGACTTGAAGAAGAAGATCAGCTTCAGAGGGGTGAAGACTCTCTAATAATTCAATGAAAAGGTATTCTCTCCTAGCAGATTTCAAGTTAGGATTACCACCTTCAACAAAAAGATAAAGTTTCCTTATCAGCCCATACAAGTAGGTTGGATTATCCGATTCGTCTACTATTGAATTGTATGGTGGATTTCCAGGCGGTAAAAGAAACTTTATATTTGGATCAAAGGCATATTTGAGAATTTCCCTAAAAGCTCCATTGTTTGCATATTTGAGAAGAACTTCCTTCTTCTCATCCTTTTTACTCTTTGAGGCTATCTCTTTAAAAATAGTTGGTAATGGTACTGCCATAATCAAAACTCGTCAAGATGTTCCATAAGATTCTTCAATCTCTTTTCAGTGAAGTATTCCAATAATCTACCATGTGGCGGAACCTGTTCTCTGAACTGATTGATAATATTTATACGAATTGATTCTGGAGTTTTTTCCAAATCCACCATCATTTCATTGCGGTTGAAGTTCCTTTTCATATCCTCATTCCAATCACTGCGATCAGTCTTCCACAATTCCATCTTCTTTTTTGACACAGGCCTCTGTCGCTTACCTTCTGTGACAAGTGTATCATCAGATGAGAGTATGTTTGGCACACCATCACCCACATCACCCTTGATCAGTTTTTCCCAAAGTGATTCTTCTGGATTACCTTTTACGAAACTCTTTGTCAAAGGTGACCACTGCTGGACTCCTTCGTATTTTTGTAATTGAATAAAGTCTTTGTCACTTGATATAATCGTAGTAGGATTCTTCATTTCTTCTTGAGTCAAAACAGCAATAATATCATCTGCCTCTGCACCCTCCACTCTCATTACTTTGTATGGGAAGTATTCTCGCAAGTCTGCAATCATTTGATGTAGAAACTCAAAAAGAGAAGTCCAATCTGTTGAATCGGTTTCTCTTCTCTTCTTTCTGTTTGCTTTGTATTCTTTAAAAGATTCCTTTCTCCAATTTTTAGGAGAATCACAACAAATAACAAACCCGCCATGATCAACATGCCTGAATTGATGTTTGTATTGTCTGATTGAATTTAATACTGTATGTCGTAGAAGGTCTTCTTCCACAACAATACTACCCTTTCCAAGTGACATAAAGGTGCCTATCATTGTTTGACTGAAATCTAGCAGGATCATGATGCCTCAATATTTTCTTTCAATGATTTCAAAAATGCATCCCACTGATTTATACGTGCCTTCCAATCGTAAAAGAGATCAAAATAGTTTTTCTGTAAATTCAGTAAGGATTGTGTGCCCTCTTCCCAATATGAGTTGATGGCTTTTGCCAGAATATGTGCATGAACCTGCACATGTCTGTCAGGATTAGGTTCATAACCATACATAAATGCAAAGTTTGCACAAGTCTCTGGAAGTGCACCAAGATTTGGACACACGACCAGATTTTTTGCAGACATTGCCTCTATCGCACTAATACATGCAGTCTCCATATATGTGCTTGGATATGCAAGTATATGTGATGTTTGTAGCTCCTCCCTAATTGTTTCATTCGGCACTGAACCAGAGTAATGGACTTGATCCATTTCCTCTGCCTTTCTATACACATGCCTGAACTGTTCATCCATGTGCGGTCTATCGTATATCTTAAAACTTGAGAATATCTTGAGTTCTGCTTTGTCAACTGCCTCACTCTTCATATTCTCTTTCATCATCTTCCATGACTCAAGCAGAATTTCAAGTCCTCTATGTGGTGTAGAGATATAAGAACAAACTATCTTATCATCTGGTTTCTCATGTTTGGGAATTGGATCTATGGCATGTTGAATGACCACACCATGATCATAAGGCACTCCAAGATACACACCATACTGATATTGTTGCCAGTGAGAAACAAAAATAATTTTCTCAAAGTCAAGCATGTTCTTGTGTTCTTTGAGGAATTCTACTTCAGGATCTTGAGCCAGATCATGGACCCAAAACAATCTTGGTTTATCTTCTAGTTTTCTTTTTCTGGAAGCAATAAATTGAAAGTAGTCTTTTAATTCTGGATCTAGTCTGTCAAATAACCATTTTTGGATTAACTCGGTGCCTCCCATTGCCTTGGGAGTATCTTCTGGGGCAAGATCGTTTTCTGAAAAGTCTATTTTTAAAGTCATTATATCTCCATGTTGAGGTATCGCCCAGACAACTTCG